CGACATGAACTTGATGAACATGTTCACTGAAGACGCTGCCAAGCAGTTGAAGATCGCCATCGAAAACGAAGTGTTCTTCAACAACATGGTCACTGAAGGCCCTGCCGCTGCCAACGAAGGCGCTACCGCTGGTGCTATCTCTGCTGCCTACAACTTGGGCACAGACGTTACCCCCATCGACCAAGCCACTCCTGAGAACGTGCTCAAGGGTATCCTGCGCATGTCCACAGTGTTGGACGAGCAGAACGTGCCTGAAGATGGTCGCTGGTTGGTGATTAGCCCCTTCGACCGCCATCTGTTGATGCAATCCAACATCGCTCAAGCCTACTTCACTGGCGACGCTCAGTCGACCATCCGTAGCGGCAAGATCGGTATGCTGGACCGCTTCACTGTGTACGTGTCCAACTTGCTGCCTCGCGGCGCTGCTGGCAAGGCACTGGTCGCTGGTTTGACCGACCCCGCCACTGGCGGTACTGTGTCGAGCGCCAAGGCCCGTCGTACCATGGTCGCTGGCACCAAGGCAGCAATGTCCTTCGCCATGACCGTGAACAAGACTGAGCCTCTGCGTAACCAGACTGACTTCGGCGATATCGTCCGTGGTTTGGCTGTGTACGGTCGCAAGACTGTCAAGCCTGAAGCTCTGGTCGTGGCCCAAGTCGGTTCCGCCAGCTGATGAACTGGGCCCCTTCGGGGGCCCTTTCTATTCCCTCATTCTTTGGAGATCAATATGTCTACTCAATTTTCTCGCAGCATCGGCGGATACGCTACGGCTACCGCTGGTACAACTCAGACTCAGGCCGGTGCTACTGCACTGACTGGTGCTGTTAATTTTGTCACGACCGGCACTGCTGCCGATGGCGTTTTGTTGCCTACTGAGCGTCCTGTCGGCGATGTGGTCTACATCGTTAATAGTTCTGCCGCATCGCTTAACGTGTATCCTGCCACTGGTGGCAAGATTAACAACGGTTCTGCCAACGCAGCCAAGGCCTTGGCCGCTAACATGTCTGGTGCTTACATCAGCTTGGGCAGTGAAAACTGGGGCGCTGTTCTCAGCGCCTGATCGGTGGCACAATAAAGGGGCTCTTAGGAGCCCCTTTTACATTTAACGGAGCATTGCATGAACGTACTTGACCTTCTCGCTCGCCTGAACGGCGAAATCCTGTCTAACAAAGCCCGCGCTATGGTTGACGGCAAAATTGTCATCCTAGCCCGCATGGACGGCGCTGACTGGGTGTACACCGATGAGGGCCAAGCACTGGCCAATGCGCATTCCAACGCCGCTGCGGAAGAGGCTGAAGCCAAACCCAAACGCGCCAAGAAAGTAGAACCTACCCCCGAAGCCCCTGCTGCGGTAGAATTGGCTGATGTAGAGCCTGAACTGTGAGGTAGACCATGGCCACCGCAAAAGTTGTAGACCTTATCTCCCGGGTGCAGACACTGCTCCAAGATACCACGTCCGTACGGTGGCCTGTGTTGGAGCTACAGAATTACATCAACGACAGTTATCGTGAGACTGTTAACCTCCGTCCTGACTCCAACACTGCGACTGGTGAATTTACCTGCGTAGCTGGGGCTCGGCAAGTCGTAACCACTACGTTTGCTTCGGCGCTCCGTGTCGTTGAAGTTGTGCGCAACACTGCTGCAACGTCTGCCAAAGGCGCAGTCCGCATAGTCAACCGTCGCATGCTCGACGATCAGCGCCGCAACTGGTACGCAGAGACTCAGACTGTAGACATCCAGCACTACATGTTTGACCCCCGCTTGCCCAAAGAGTTTCTGGTGTACCCGCCAGCCACGACACTGGCACGCCTTGAGGTGATTTACGCGTCAGTGCCACTGGCGCATACATTGACTGAAGCACAGCTGATTAACTCAGCCACAGCGGAAGTCATCCGCATCGACGACAGCTACTTCAACGCCATGGTGGACTATGTGCTCTACAGGGCCTATAGCAAGGACGCAGAGTACGCTGCCAATGCCCAACGTGCCGTGGCCCACTACCAAGCCTTCCAGAACGCTCTGGGGGTATCTGCTCAGGCCAACGCTGCATCGCAGCCGGGAGTTGCGTAATGGCAAAACTGTGGGCCGACTTTATACCGCTGCTGGCCCCGCATTTACCCGGGTGTCCAGACCCTAGCCTGAAGCTGTATTTGGCCTCTACAGCGGCTGATTTCTTTGCGCGTACGTACCTGTGGCGTGAGCAGATTAGCGGCATCACTGTTGTGACCGGCGCGGTTGACTATGACCTTGACCCAGACACAGGCCTTGTAGAAAACGTGATCTCTGTGGTGTATGGCGAACACACGCTTGAGCGGACTGACTTGCGCTTGATCGCAACGGAAAACTTGAGCGAAACTGGCGAGCCACGCGAGTTCTGGATTCAGGCCGACAACAGCATCCGAATTTTTCCAATCCCTGAAGAGCGTGCATCCCTTAAGGTGTACGCTGTGCTCAAGCCCAACCGTTCTGGTACAGGTGTCGAGGACTGGATTTACGAGACGTTTGCTGACACCATTGTGAGCGGTGCGATTGCGCAACTCGCCATGATTCCGGGCAAAGAATGGTCCGACGTGGCTCTGGCTGGCATGCACAAAGGCTTGTATGAGCGGGCGATCACCAACGCTCGCATTCGTGATTTTCGCGGCGTTAACCTGATGGTTCGCCAGCGCCCAGCGGCATAAGGAGCTCACATGGCTGAGAAGATTCGACTTGTGCAGGGCGATACCGCCCCAGCGCTTACGGTGACTCTGACTGATACCACAACAAACGCAGCCATTAACGTGACGGGCGCTACTGTGCGCCTGAAGTTCCGTGCTGTTGGCTCTGAGACGCTGCGCGGCACTCTGACTGGTTCTGTGACCAACGGCGCAGGCGGCGTGGTGGTGTTCTTTTGGTCTGACTCACCTACGATCCTTGACGGTGACGCTGGGGATTACGAGGGTGAGATTGAGATCACGTTTGCCAATAGCACGATTCAGACTGTCTACGACCTGTTGAAGTTTAAGCTCCGTCAGGACTTCTAATGACCGCCGTAGCTGCTGTTACGTTCGTTCTGCCACAAGCAAGCGTTCGCTTTGTAGCTGCAGCTGCAACGGCTAGTTTTGTCGACGCTGGGTTTACGGTAACGGTCGTGGCCGCAGCCGCAATAGCTGCTCTGGATAACACTGGCTTGAACGTCAAGTTCCGCGACACGACAACGGCTACAGACAACACATCACGGTCTTTCGGCAAGCAGGCGGCGGACTCCGTAGCCGCTGTTGACAGCACCCGCGCAGCGGTGACAAAGGTTTTGGCTCACTCGGTGTCTGTGGTGGATGTCATCAACATTGTCAAGATAACGCTGCGGACTGTAAACGACACAGTGACCGTGGCCACTACCACGACAAAGCACGCTTTTAAGAATCTGCAGCACACTGTAGTGCCCTCCGACGCGGTATCCCGGGCTGTCAGCAAAGTGTTGGCTGACGCCTTTGCCATGAACGACGGGGCTGATGTCGGTGACGGGTCTACATACTCATTTCAGAAGTTTATCAACAACGTGACTTCTGTGGGGGACGCCCGGTTCTTTGCTATTGCCAAGACCCTTACGGATCAGCTCGGAGTGGCGGATGATGTAGCCATTGAGGCCGCTAAATCCCTTGCAGACGCGTTCAGCGCAAGCTCGGCTACATTTACTAGCTTTAGTAAGGCACTTGCGGATACACTAACGGCTGCAGACGTTGCGGCTGTAGCGTCCACCAAAACTTTCTCCGACACGGCAGGTACAGCGGATTCAGCGGTACGGTCCACCACCAAAGCGGTCGCAGATTCATTTGGGTTTTCGGAGTCAGGTTCGGTGATCTCGCAGGGGTACTGCGACCTGACATATTTTGAAGCTGATTACGTCGGTGAGTACCGCACGTTTGCATAGGAGATTGCCATGATCCAAGAAACCATCAAAGCCAAAGGCGAGTTGAGCATCAAACTGTTCGGCCCGGACGGCAAACTCAAGAGCGAGCAGAACGTCCCCAACTTGGTCGTAACGACTGGTAAGACGTTCATCGCAGCTCGCATGGTGGGCACCCCCACAGCGATGAGCCACATGGCCATTGGTTCTGGTACCACTGACCCTGCTGTTGGCGACACCGCGCTGCAAACCGAACTGGGTCGTGTGTCTTTGACCTCTAGCGCTTCCGCTGGCGCAGTCGTGACGTACATTGCCTCCTTCGGCGCAGGCACTGGAACTGGCGCGGTTACAGAAGCAGGTATTCTTAATGCTTCTAGTAGTGGTACTTTGTTATGCCGCACCGAATTTGCGGTCTTGAATAAGGGCGCAGACGACTCAATGAGCATCACTTGGACCATCACAGTTTCGTGATTTGACGCCCTGAGCCAAGTACCAGAGAGGAATATATGAGCACCATTGTTTTGCGCAGTGTCAAGGGGAGCCCCTTAAGTAATACGGAAGTAGACACAAACTTCAGCAATCTGAACACGGATAAGCTCGAAGCTGCTACGTCGGCCACGCTCACGAACAAAACCATCAACCTGACGAACAATACGTTGGTGGCAACC